ACATGATTGAAGAGAAAAAACGTACACGTCGAAAAACAAGCGAGATTGTTGAAGAACAAGTCAGCGAACAAACAAAATCCCTGCAAGATGAACTCGATAAACTAAAACAAGAAAACGCTCAACTTGCGTCAAAGTTAGAAAGAACAAAAGAATACAAAGATACTCCCACTTTGCAACGTCAAGGTGATGTCATTTCATTAGAGGAAATGAGGCAGGAAGACCATAAAAAAGTCAGGGGTGTATTTCGTTCTTTAAAGCCCGCTGGTGGATCCCTAAGCTTTTATTTTAGAAAGTACAAAGGAGACCCAATAGAGAAATATGTTCTTGAAGATGGTAAAGAATACGAGTTGCCTTTGATGGTGGCTAGGCATTTGAATGAAGATTGTTATGAACAAGATAAAGCATATCTTCTTGATGCCAATGGAGATCAAATAAGATCCCCAGGAAAAAGACACCACCGTTTCACATTTTCACAATTAGAATTTGGAAAAGGTGATGTTTCAGCCTGAGTTAACCAATTTAGAGCAAATTAAGATCAAGATTAGGAGAATAACCAAATCTCCTAACCCGTCCCAACTTACCGATCAACAGATCGTTGATTATGTGAACTGGTACATGGTCTATGATTTTCCTGAAGAGTTAAGGCTTAAAACATTAAAGACCAATTATGTTTTTTATACTGAGGCAAACCAAGATCGTTATCCGTTGCCTGTAAACAAATACGTAACCGTAGAACCCCCACTGTACATTGCAGGCTTTGAAAGCTGGTGGTCTCAATCTCAAACTGAATTTTATCGCAAATATAACAAGGCGATGATATTACAAAATGCTGTCACCACGGGAGATGGAACGGTTGGCCCCTATGCGTTCACGGTAACACCTGTTCCCTTAACAAAAGATAGCGTGGTGGTATCCACTTTAAATTCCGCTGGGGAGGCCCTGACCTTAGCTGACGATAGCCAAGGCAATTTGATTGATCCCACCCTCGAACCGTTCAATATCAGCAATGCAACACAAGCAAATCCAGTTCAGATAACAGCCAACGATCATCGTTTGGCAACCGGTGATACAATAAGAATTCAAAATGTCAGTGGAATGGTAGAGCTAAACAACAATGTTTATACCGTCACCGTCATTAATGCTAGTAACTTCACATTAGATGCTATTGATGGAACCGCATTCACGGCCTATGAATCAGGTGGTATCGGTGTTCCGGGATCATCAAGCTATGGTACAGTCAATTATCTTACAGGAGCCATTAGCGCAACATTTAGAGATCCTATCCCTTCCGGTACCAGTATAGATTTTGCAGGAAGGCCATACGTAGCAGGCAGGCCATTTGCTTCATTGTTTTACCAAAATGAATTTATCTTAAGACCGATTCCCGATCGAGGATATAAGGTAGAAGTGGAAGCCTTTTTTAATCCCGCTAGCCTATTGGACGATTCAGAAAATCCTATCTTAAACGAATGGTGGGAAGTAATAGCCTTAGGCGCATCATTGAAGATATTTACTGACAGAAGGGAACTAGGCGTCAGAGCAGAATATATGCCTATTTATGAAGAACAATTGTTACAATCCCAAAGAAGAACGATCATACAACAACGAAATCAACGAACATCAACAATTTACACGGATCAACTTGACTATAATGCAGGACAGTTCTTCAATAACTATTGATGAGCAAAAAGTATTGTACAGTTTGGGACGCCATTTATTTATATGATGAATGGGTAGAAAAAACCTGCGACGATATAAATTGTATTTATTGCCGCAATAGGCCAAATAAACACCCAAGAAATTGCCCCTGCAAAAAGAAAAATGACATTTTACAAAAGCAATATACCACAGGCCACTGATACCTTTTCCGAGTCTCAATTCAATTTGAGGCAAAATTTCAAAGCTATCAACGAAATATATTCAGAGAACCACAGACCGTTAACAGCCTTAGAATCTCAAGGGGTTCATGAACAGATCATTTTTACAGCGCAGGGATCCGCTCCGACGCCAGCGGCTGATGAAGTAGCTCTATTTTCAGAAGATAATGGCAATGGACAGATTAATCTAAGGGCTAGATACCAAAGTAGCGGAGTAGAGCAAAATGCTACCCCTTTTGCTTTTGGAAGGATTCAAGGTTTAGCTGGCAATACAATCTATTTCCCCGTAACCCCTGTCAATGTGAATACGGCAACATCTACGTTTACAGCAGGATCAACCTTTGTCATCAATTTTACAACAAATGCGGCAAACTCAAATTATTATGTTTTTGTATCATTTGAAAATTTAATAGATGGGCCACTATTAATATCGACTCCAACAGTTCATTCTCAAACAGTCAGTGGTTTTACGGTGGTTATTGCTAATTTGACAGTAAATTCTTTTATGAATTTTCAGGTATACGAACAATGACATATGATCCTACAATTCCAATTCCCGATGAAGATCTACTCGATGGACAAGCGAATCTATTGAATAATTTCACCACATTGAATACTAGATTTTCAGTCAATCATGTGGCCTTAAATTCAACAGCTAATAACGGTAAACATAATATGGTATTACTGAAATATGATAATACCATACCCATTGAGGCGACAAGTAGCCTTGATATGGTGATGGCACCACATACAACAGCATCTAATCGCATTTATCCAGTGGTCAACTATCAATCAAATGCAGAAGAATCTGTAGGTTTTATTCCATTTGCCTCTATGTATGGGCAATTAGCCGCATCCCCAACCGTAACCACAATTGGTACGGCGTTAAACCTATCCGCAACTTGGGGTGGAAGTACAATAACCTTTTCATTTACTGCCAATGCAGACAATGCCAATTACTTCGTAAGAACATCATATGGAAATAGTGTGGCCGCAGTCGTGGGTTTCACGATGCCATATGTAACGTCTCAAACGACTAGTGGATTCTCGTTAGTCACAGGTGGAACATTTACGGCAGGGGAACAATTTTACATCTTTGTTTACGAGGTACCATGACCTACAAACCAGACGTTCCACAGCCATATGATAAGTTGCAGGATAATCAACCGGAATTTTTAACTAATTTCTCAAAGATCAACACAATTTTTTCGGTGAATCATTTTTCTTTAACGGATAATACTGATGGGGGAAAACATAAATTCGTCACATTCCTTTATCAAGAAAGCGATCCTAATGTGTTAGAGGATGAGATTGGGCTATACACGAAAAAAGTCAGTGGTGAACGTTTAAATATCGTTCAGAGATATCAATCAAATGGGCAAGTCATTCCTGTTTCTCCTTTTCTTCAAGCTTATGTTGAGCTGGGAAGCACAGGTAATATAATTGTATACGGTAATCCCATAAATTTAAACGTGGATGATAGCGGATGGAGCGGCAAGTCAATTACAATAACATTTGAAAATGAAGCAAAAGATATTAATTATATAACTGAAATATCAAAAGCAAATACTACAAATCAATCAGTGTTCACTTTAATTTCAAAATCTGAGCAATCATTTTCATTTTCAAATACATCTTCTTTGACCGCGGGACAACGATTTTACATAAGGGCGTATTGATGTACGAACCAATTCTCATAGGGGAATATACAACTGGGCTTCAGACGAATAGAAAGCCGTTCATGATTAATGCAGTGGCGTGGTCTACCCTTGAAAATATGTGGAATTACCGCGGCCGGATGAGAAAAAAGCTAGGGTATAGTTTGGTTGGAAGGCTTAGACGTTGCCTAACCGCTCAATCATTATCAAATACGCTTGCTTCTGCAACGTATGATAATGGGGGCGCCACCATCATTACAACTCTCTCTCTTGAAGCCTCAGCCCAAATTCAATCAGGATCGATCACCTTAACTTTTGATAGTGGGGGAGGGAACGAAACAATATTGGATGATACCCCTGAAGATGGAACATTGAATGTAACAGCGACTAACAACCTAAATGCAGTCAGCGGAACTATTAATTACAACACCGGGGCTATTTCAGTTACTTTTGCCGCTCCCATTGCAGGAGGCATATCCGTTGAAATAGACTTTTGCTATTTTCCTAATCTTCCTGTGATGGGACTACGAACAAGGGAAAGAGAGCCAAACAATAACGAGCAAACAATAGCTTTTGATACTGTCTATGCTTATAGATTTACATCCGGTGCTTGGGAAGAGCTACCAGCGGTCACACCTACCACATGGTCGGGAAGCAATAGCCAATTTTTCTATACGACTAACTTTGAAAACCCGGGGAACACGCGATTATTTTGGGCTGTTAATTTTGATGGCACGAACAATACCGATCCTATTCGGTACTACGATGGTACAGACTGGACGTCGTTTGCTCCCAATTTAAATGCTTCCGGATCAAGAACCCTTTCCGATGCTTCGATAATTTTACCCTATAAAGAAAGGCTCATGGGTTTTCTGACGAGAGAGATTGATACTGCCGTTCCGACGATCTATCCACAAAGAATTAGGTGGTCTGAACTTGGAAACATATTAGACACCACCAATGGATGGCGCGACGATATACAAGGTCGTGGAGGATTTTTAGATATCCCTACTGCTGAAAAGATCGTAGCGGTAGGATTCATTCGTGAGCGTGTCATTATTGAATGTGAACGATCTACATGGGAACTCGTCTATACAGGAAATGAAAACGATCCATTCTATGTGCGAAAGATCAACACGGAATCGGGTGCTGAATCCAAATTTAGCGTTGTGCAATTTGATGATTCAGTCATGACAGTAGGAAATATTGGAATTCATTCATGTAATGGAGATTCAGTAAGGCGTTTTGATGATATTATCCCCTCTTTTGTATTTGATATTCACAATGGAAATAGCGGAATAGAGAGAGTCTACGGAATTAGGGATTATTATAATGAAATTGTCATGTGGACATATCCCGACAATGTAAACGATCCCGTTTATCCTAATCGGATGCTCATCTATAATTACCGAGATAATAACTGGGCCATGTGGAAAGACTGCTTTACATGTTTCGGTTATTTCCAACGACAAACCGATCGTACATGGGCCGATCTTGCAGGTACCACTTGGGCCGAGGCAGATTTCTCTTGGGTATCTGGCCAAGGGCAGTCTCTATTTAGAAATATCGTAGCAGGCAATCAAAACGGCTATGTCGTCAGTTTTTTTGAAGAGCAAACAAACGTTGTCCCGACCAGATATTTAACTGGTGCATCAAAAACGGGCGATCAGGTGACTCTTACGATACCGAATCACTGTTTTGAAGTGGGCGATTATATCAGCACAGTAAATGCCCTAAACACCAATAATGCCGCATTTGATCCATTGGGTAATGATGCCACGGAAATTGCCGCGAATGGCCAAACGGTTCAGCAAATTGCCGATATTGTAGATAGTAATAATGTTTTGGTAGTCGTTGGAGATACGAGCGCCTTTCCCTTTGCATATGCGATGCTTGGTGAAGTCACCCATTATGATAATTTTGACATGCGAACAAAGTTTTTTACCCCATTTTGGAAACAGGGGTCAGCGATGCAATTGAATCACATTGATTTTTTGTTTGATACAACAGCGGCAGGTGAAGCGGTCTACAATATATATGTCGATGACGACGATATTACCGTTACAAATGATCCCGATCTTCCAGGACAACTTGGTTCAAATGTAGTCAGAACACGGCCTGATGACTTGGATCTTAACGGATCTGTGAAAAAGACTATATGGCATAGGGGATATGGCTTTGCAGATGGTCAAACGGTTCAAATTCAATTCACGATGAATGATGAGCAAATGAAAGATAGGACGATTAACCAGAGTCAATTTACATTTTATGCGATGTTGCTCTGGGCTAAAAGAGTGGATGATTTGGTATGAAAAATTGGAGAAATCCCAGTGTGGATATTACAGAACATCTTTATGTATTAATCATATATGAGACCACGTACGAATACGAAGGAGGAGATGAAAAAGAAATAGTCTATGATATTTTTTCCTACGATACTTGGAATGGAAGATTTATAGGTAGATCAGACAATATTAAATTTAAGGATGTGATAGCTTGGTATCCTGTTCCAGAATTCCCAGAAGAATATAAGAGTATTAATAGAATATGAATGCAGGAAACAACCCCACCTCTAGGTCATACCTCGCTCAGTATGAAATCTTCCCAGCTACCAATACAGAACGATTTCATACCAAATTGGTAGAAGTGTACCAAAACATAGCCGTTCGCGTGAATGAAAGACAGATAGGATCATACGATCTAAACGAAGTCAATGCAGGACAACGTTTTTTTGGCGCGTCCTCTTCGCGTTTGGAGCTTAGAGAAGTATTAAGGACAGTATACGAAATCACAGGCCCTATTGCCGCGGGTGCTACATCAAACACGGCTCATGGTTTAACAAATGTCGTCCTATATACCAACATTTACGGCACAGCTAGAACGGCTGTCCCAGATGATAGACCCCTCCCCTATGTAGATGCCACAGCGGCGACGAATCAAATCTCCTTGACTATCACTGGGACTAATATAGTCATCGTAAATGGGACAGGCGCGCCACAGATTGATAGTGCTATTGTCGTTCTAGAATATATTAAAAATTAAATTCAGTTTTTGGCTTAAACTATGTACTATGAGAGAAAAAAGAGGTTTCGATGAATCCTTTGTTAATGATGATGCTATTGCAGAGTGGAGCGGCGGCCGCTTCGGGTCTTTCCCAAGGTGGATTGACGGGACAGCCGGGAAGATTTGAACAAATCAACTTATTAAATCCACAGCAACGCCAATTACAAGAATCTCTAGGACAAGCCGTTTCACCAGGTCTTAATTACTACAAAGGTATTCTAGGGGGTGATACAAGCCAATTGCAGGCGTTATCCGATCCCATTATGAGACAGTTTGAGCAACAGATAGCACCGGGAATAGCTGGACGCTTTGCCTCTCGTAACTCACTGCGATCTTCAGCTTTTCAAAATGCTTTAGGAACTGCCGCAACGAATTTGGGGAGCAATATAGGTCAGCTTCAAGCCAATTTACTAGGACAGGCCGCCGGAAATCTTACTGGACTATCCGGTCAGGCTCTTCAACCCAATTTCCAAAATATATACAGGCCGCAAGTTCCCGGTGCTTTGGATGCACTAGCTCAAAGCTTTGGAGGAATGGGACAAGGAGTAGCTCAAGGTTACGGCGCTCAATCTGCAAAATCAATTTACGGTGTTTAAATGGTTCAAATAATTCCACAGGACGTACCGCTAGGATCACGATTAGCACATGCCGCACTTCCACAAATCGGTGAAGGATTTGGTCAGGGATTTTCTAAAACCGCTGAAACCCTAATGAGGCGTCAGATTGAAGCGGATTATGCAAATAAAGCCGCCAATATGCTGATTAAAAACGATCCCGAGATGGCTCAATATGCCAATCTTCTACGCGCTACTGGAATGACGGGAAACCCATTTGATGTTAGTAGATTGTTGCCTTTAATGATGAGACAAAGATCTCTCCCTAATGAACAACCCGCTCCTCAACCATCTCCACCACCAAATCAGGGCGCCGCTACGGATCAAGCTCCTCCATCCCCTCAATATGAATACAGCCAGTCAGGATTATTTACAGGAAATAGGACGGCACCAGAGAGGCAATATCAAAAACCAGCACAATATCCAGTCGCTACCCAACAACAGCCTCAAAATGCGCAATCACAATTTCAACTTCAAGATCAGGGGGGATTGACACCGGAACAATATAGACGAGGTGTTCCATTAGCTCCCGATATTGTCAATCAGCAACAACAAGAAGCTAGGACGAGATTATCAGATCCAACTTTGGAAATTCAAGCCGAGCAGGCTAGAGATGACCAACTATTAAGCGAATTTGATGATTACTTTGCTGATCAAGGAATAGGACAAGATTCAAGGGATAAAAATACATTTTTAAATATGTATAAACAAGACTACGCAAATGCAAATATTCCATTATCTCAAAAGAAGAGATTAGCCGAACAAAGTTTTTCCCATTATATCAAAGCTAGAAATACGTTATCGAACGCACTTCAAAGAGATTTAGCCGTTCAAAATACCGGGAATATACCGACTAACAAAATAGATTCTTATCGAAATACTGCGCGTTTAATGATGAAGTATGGAGATCAAGAAAATCTTTATGAAATCGCCAATGAATCGGGTCTAACTCCTATTTCTGCTGAAGATTTAATCAATCCTTTACGTTCTTCATATAGCACGATGAAAGATTCCGTGGATAAATTGAACGTGGGTAAATACAAACGGATAGGAATTGACGCGAACGAACGGGGAAAATTTTTAAGAGAACAGGATAAAGCGGTTGAATCTTTAAGTAATTATCTTCAAGAAAATCTTCAAGGTTCAGATTCACTTTTACTGATAGCTGAGAAATGGAAAAATGAACATGGCGGATCATTAAACGCATTTAGGCAGGCTGTAAATGATGGTGTAAAAAATGGATTAGAATTGAGTTCTTATCAACAAAGCCAATTAAATCAATTAGCAGAAAACCCATTTCTTAATCGTCTTTATGAAACAGGGTCTTATAGAAAGGCATTTTTAGGTAGATGAATCCACAAGTCGGACAGTTGTTACATCAATTACTCAGGAATCCTCAAGGACTTAGCAATCTAGTTGGTCAAACGGGATTAGTAGCCGCCTCGCAGGCAGCGCAACAACTTGTTTCTCCATCTATGGGATCTGAAACGGTCGCACAACGAAAGGCTAGAGAAAGGATAGAAAGAAGACCGACTACTGCTGGAGAAAGGGGAAAAATTAGAGCTCAAGAGGGGGATCAACCCGAAAGAAGAAGAGCGCAAAAACTCAATCGTGGTTTAGCTTCAATGCTCCTTTCAGCACCATTGGCATTAGCTGGTTTTGCCCTTTATCAAGGGGGTTCTGATGCGGCATCCAGAATTCAAAGAAAAATGGAAAGCTTTGATGCGGCCGTAGAAGAAAATCAGGAAATAACACCTGATGAAGGAGCCTCTCCCGAATCCCAATCAATTACGGAAAAGCTAACCGAATCAATAGACGTTGAAAATCTATCTGATGTCAAAAAACGAAATGTCAGCAAAATTTTAGACAGAATCAAAAACCTTGAGTCGCAAGGTAAGTCGGCAAAAGATCCGGAGTTTCGCAATCTCATTACGCGTGTCAAATCAATCACTGGTGACACACCAGGCGTAGCGATCGAGGAAACAGAGAGGTTTGAAAAGGCTTATCCAGAAGCCGGGAAACCTGCTGAAAAGATCGTAGATACGACAAAAATTGAAGTCGGTGATTTAGTTCGCACAAAAGATGGTAAAAATGGACGCGTCGTTAAAGTAAATGAAGAGAAAGGTTACGCGGATATTAAAGTCGATAAAAAGCAATATCGAAAAAAACTTGAAGACCTACAACAACGCGACTGGAACGATCTTAAGAGTGCCGTTATTCAAGAGTATGCTTATAGTCCAGATTTAGAAGTCCCTCTTCTCAAATTTCGTGGTGGTCCATGGTATGCCTATCAAAATGTAAGCCCAGAGATTTACAATAAATTTGCAACAGGACAAGGAACAGCGAAGACAATGGGAGAAAAGGACGGATATAAATGGTGGAAAGGGAAAAATCCCTCTGTAGGGGCCGCGTTTTGGAAATATATGAGACAAGATCCAAACATTCCCTATGCCCGTTTGAATGAAAAAATAGATGTAGATGAATTTTATACAAACTTCGACGAGGTTAGCCCTGATCTTCCATGGCAATCACCTCAGCCGAAAACAAAGAAAAGAAGGAAAAAACGATGACACAACCTCAAGGTCAAAATCCCACGTCATATCTAGGCGTAGATGCTCCAAATCCACCAAATCAAATCATAGCACAGCGCGCCCCCACGGGTAATGATATTGGCTATTCTGTAGGAACGGAATGGCTTAATCAGCCAGCCGATGATTGGTACAAATTAAGCCGATATGCGGCCGGTGTTGCTCAATGGGTTGTCATTGGTACAAATATCACTCTTCCCATTTCCGTAGTAGATGGGGGAACGGGAGCTACGACGTTTACAGATCATGGAGTCTTGGTAGGCTCTGGAACATCCGCCATTACACCTATAGCTGTGGCAACAAATGGTCAAGTGCTTTTGGGTTCTACAGGTGCAGATCCGGTTTTCGCGTCGATCACTAGTTCAGATTTATCAATATTATATACACCGGGAGCAGGTACTTTATCCGCACAAGTTAACCCAAATCTAATTCAGCAAAAGGTAACGACCTTAAGTGCCGCTGAAATAAAAGCACTCGCCACTACCCCTATTGAATTAGTAGCGGCGCCAGCGGCTGGATCAATCATCGAATTCAAGGGAGCGTCGTTTAAACTTGTTGCAGGGTCTGAAGTATTAACCGAAGCAGGAGACAATTTAGGAATTAAATATACGGATGCAAGCGGTGTACAAGTGAGCCAAACAATCGAATGTACGGGTTTTATCGATCAAGCGGCAGATACTTATACAAATGCTGAACCCGCAATTGATTCAATCGTGGTGGCAACAAGCGCTGAAGCTCAAGCATTAGTATTGGATAATTTAAATAACAATTTCGGGGGCAATGCTTCCAATGATGCACAATTGATCGTTTCTGTATCATTTAGAACTGTAACAATTTAGAGGTTAAGATGAGCAGATCATATCCAGACGTTGAAAGGTCTCTTGCCTTTGGATCTATAGGGGCCGCTTTTGCGAATATTGGAACTCCATTAACAAAAAATTGGGGCAAATATTGGCTACAAAATCAAACAAATGTGTCATTGCAGTTTTCATGGGATGGAGCAGATAACGTCAATTTGACGCTAGAATCCGGGGAAAGCTTAGTAATTGATGATTCAGCCGGTGTCGATCAAGTGAATGGCGAACCACCTATCATTGGGATAGGGACACAATTTAGAGTTAGACAAACAGCAGGGGCGCCAGGATCCGGATCGGCCCGCGTAAACGGAATATATTCAACATGAGTAAGATAAATTCAGGCACACCAAGCTCAGGCCCGGGATCTGGTGATGTAGTAGGCCCCGCATCCTCTACTGATAACGCTCTATCAAGATTTGATGGAACAACAGGCAAGCTCTTACAAGATAGTACTGTAATTGTCACGGACGCCGGAGAGATGACAAATTCATCGCAACCTGCGTTTCTTGCCAACTTAGCTTCGACTGATGCTAATGTCACAGGAAATGGAACCATTTATTCTCTAGGATCTGGTACCGCTCTTACAGAAATATATGATCAAAACAGCGATTTTGATCCAGGTGATGGGGCGGGGAGTGCCGCAACATTTACGGCGCCTGTGACAGGTAAATATTATATCGGTCTTAAAATCAATGCTACTGACTTTGGCGCTTCTTCAGCGGATTGTTTTTTTCGTATTGTCACAAGCAACAGAACCTATGAATCAAATCTTGGAACTTTTGTATCAAATACTAGACTTTGTGTCTTGTCGGTCATTGCAGATATGGACGCGGGGGATACTGCTACATTTGAAATAGAATCCATAGGTGTAGGAGCAGATAATGTCGATTTGATAGGTGCCGCTGACGGTAGAACATTAGTCAATGGATATTTAGTAGCTTAAAGGAGCATCAATGAAATTTGAAGTAGATGGAGAATTGATTTTAGAACTTTCAGACATCCAAAAGAAGATTATTTGTCATGACGTTCATGAAGATGAATTTGAAGCTGATATGAAACGACGAGTAAAATACGTTTTAAGTCATAAATATGAAAAATGTATGGAACGTCTGAAAAGTGAATGGATTCCTAAATTAGAGGCTTCAGGAGTTGAAAGCATTCCCTTAAAAGATGATATATTAGCTGAAATGATTTTTTCTCATCCAGACTATATGTCGCGAAAACAAAGAGAACAAAAGGCCACAAAAGAGAATTAAATGGCATCCCCAATCGGAGACATAACAAAATATTTAGGCGTAAATTATGCTTTTGCTCCCACATATGTTAGAGATCGTGCGCCTTTGATTTCAGATACACAGGATGATCAAGGATTTTATAAGGTCCCCAGCGTTTGGGTTCATTTAAAATCTTCGGTTGATCCTGTAGATGCTGACGTGTGGATATTAGTCAATCTACAAGCCAACAATGCTAATGGGGCTACGTGGCTATTATTCACAGGGGGAACAGGTGGAAGTGTAACAGAACTTAGAGCCGACGATGGAAACGTAGCTGCTCCCGCCGCTGGAATAATTGATGTTAATGGAAATACTGTTGCTAATGCCACGCATGCACAACCTCTTTTCACTCGAGCAAACATTGCAAATACTTTGGATCTTGATATTCAGGTTGGTGCCGCAATTACAGTGCCAGCCGATAATAACGATGCCGGTTTATTGAGCGCAGATTCAAGCGCTTTTACAGTAGATGCGAATGGATGGTTGCAACTTCTCGGAGGTGGTACAGCCACAACCAATTTTGAGACTGACGATGGTGCGCCTAATGTTGTTCCTGATGGATCAGGAGAAGTACAAGTTTTAGGTGGAACGAATATTGTGACTTCTGGGCAAGGTCCAGGTAATACAATCACAATTGATGCCTCCGGCTTTGCCAGTTGGACATGTGTCGAAGTATCTGCCGATCCTGCGCCAATGGTTCCTTTTGTCATGTATGTTGTAAATGATGCGGGATCAGTTACCATGACATTGCCATCCACGTCAACCTTTGGGGATCAATTCGTAATCATCAGAAAAGGAGCTGGGGCCGTATCTATTGCTCAAAACGCTAGTCAGACAATCCATTACAACGGCGTAGATACCACAACTGGAGCAGGAGGCTCTTTGGATTCAAATGCTAAATGGGACGTAATATGGATAAAAACAGTAACCACCGATACCGATTTTGTCATATTAAATTCTTCGGGATCATGGACAGCTAATTAAGGAGATTTATGACTTTCAATACAGGTACAGGATTCACAGATATTTTAACTGACTCAGGAACGGCGGTTATTGATCCAGCCAAGCCAAATATTGATATTGTGGGAGCAGGTTCAGTATCGACGTCCGCAAGTGGTAATGTCGTCACAATTACAGGATCTGGAAGTGGTCCAGGTGCTTGGGTTTATCTTGGAACTGGAACTGGATCGACAATAGTTTTTGACAATACTTATATGACGGATACATACAGAACATATATGTTTATGGGACGATTTATATCAGCTAACAATTCACAACTTCAAGTATCCACTGACAATGGTTCTTCGTGGAAAACTGCCGTAAATGATTATTATGGGAATGTCAATTCTGGTGGTACTGAAGGTATGGAAGTATTGTCTTCTGGAACAAATTATTCAGGCGGAGGCAGATTTGTAGGTTGGATTTATGACCCAACAAATGCTAGCTATAAAACTACATGGATTGTTGATGCCTTTAGACACGACACATCTACAGCTACGAATTCGAGAATGTCACTTGGTGCTGAAAGGGCTTCCGCGGAAGATAATGACGCAATTAGATTTATAAATATGGGATCAAGTGCTATTGTTTCCATTTATGGATTGAATGAATCTTGAGGAGAACACGTGTACAGAATTTTATGGCTACTTTTATTCCCCGTACTGCCATCTTGCAACGTCAAATGGTGCACTCATCTTGAAATGGAACCTAGCTCACCGTGTCCGATGCATTATGAACAATTTCAGCTTTCATGTTCCGAAACTGATTTTGATTCTGAATTGTACGGATACAGACAAGGAAGCGAAGGAGTCACAGTTATTGACCTTCCATTCTCTAACTAAGAAAATTCTGAAGAAACAACGCAAATCGTGAATGTTTGATTTTCCATAATGTTGTTTCTTCAGAAAGAAAAGACAAAAGACAAAGCGATCCGCAGATCGCAAATTCAACAAGAAACGGCCACATATGGCCTCCTCTGTTAATCTTCTTTTTTGATCGTCATTACATATTTTGTATAGCTCGGTTTTCTATACTGATCTAAGTCAATGTTTTGTATCTCAGGTATTGACTTATAGTCAATAGACCCTTTTGTTTCTTGGATACGTATGCAGAGGGGGCCACATTTCACAGATTGAAAATCTGACTTTTCCAAATAGTAGTTTTTGATCTCATCCAGCTCCCTTTCGCTATCTTTGATGATCTCTTTTAGCTGGATAGCCCGCTGAATCCTATCCGCTTCCACGGACTCTTCTAAATGCCAGTATTCGTCCGGTGGTTCTATGTTATTCACCATCCAGTCATAAAACTGATTTGCCGCTTCGACGGCTTCACGAATAAAATCTTCATTGCGTTTGCATTCAGTAATATAAAACCCTATATCGCTCCAGTACACAAAATAAATAATATGTTTCAATTTACCTACATACATCTGCCATTGCATTTGTGCGTAATGATCCTGCGCCGGGCCTTTCCGTTGAAGAGCCGCATGATAATTTTTGATATTGTAGGGGCATTTGATTTCACAAGCTCTTGTTCCCGAATAATCTAAACCATCCAATGATGCCATAAAATGCGGATGATCCGGGTGAAACAACACCTGCGGTTGAAACTTGATTCCGGTGAGTTTATTGAGACACATTCTTGCCATTGGCTCAGTTCTAATGCCATGCTCCATTGCGATATTCATTTCGTCCGCAGGCACCAGATCTTTTTTTTGCATCCAAAGGTCGCGCGCCGTCTTACCATACGATGATATTCCCATAATAGTCGGTATATCGCTTGCAGTGATGCACTCTTTACGTTTTGTTAACCATGCAGAACTACCTTGTTCCATTATCTACTCTCCTCATTATGGTTTCATAATCACATTGTCTGAGCTGTTCGAGAGACGTGACATCGAAATAGTCTAACACTTTACTCTTATGATCGTCATCTATGATATGCTGTAAGAGAGTTTCATGTTGATGGTCAGTAATCGGTTCCAAATTCGGTTTTTCTATTTCAACATCAATGACGTTGCTTTCAACTATATTTCTATCAGAATCGCCGTCTGTTGGGATTTCTCCATCAATATAGCATGTACCTATAACATCTGGAAAAAGTCGTCTGGCGAGCCTTGAAAGTGCCCTAGCGTACAACATATCATTTGGGCACTTGGCCCATCCTGACCCTTCTTTGATCAACCCCGCGCGTTTTGCTTCTTCGATAAAGAAACTGACTTCCATCGTTTCCCCATCTTTACGCGTCCCTCTCAATGTACAAACGGTATCGCCCGTAGTGATAGTTTCAACCTTATGACCATCGCGTCTGATTAAGGCATTCATAGAGCGGGCCGACAGCATAATATTACCCTTGATAATATGAATCCCTCCAGCTAACGAAAGCATCGGTGGCAAGCCAAGTTCTCTCGCCGTCAGCAAAATAGTCATGATCCCCTCATACCCTCCAAATCTTTGATATAAATTGGATTTTGATGCGGCCATTGCCATAGTTTTAAACACAGTCATTTCATTATCAGATGGAATTAAATCACTCATCTTCATCCTCCAGACAGGCTATGGCATCTAATATATTAGCTGACTCATTCCGATATTGATCCAATTCTTCTCGAATACGATTTAATTTATTTTCGTACAAATTTGCATCCTCTTGAATTTGCTTAATGATATCTTGTAATTTCCAATAATTTTTTCTCAAAAGAGAAATAACATTATCGTGTTTCATTTTTAATCTCCTTTTTGATTTTCTCAATCAAAACAAATTCAGCATCTTCCGATAGCTTTCCCGCTTCGCTTGAATAAATGCTACATACAGATGAACCAGAAACTGAGCTAATTCCCGAAAATGGGGCGCAGGCCGATGTTGACAATAAAATAGCGCATAGGGCACATATAAGAGTGAAAAACTTCATTAGATCTCCTTTTTTGAAGTTACAGTCATTTCATTTTGGGGCGACTCCTACGGTCGCCCTTTTCACATAAAATCGGCCCAGATAAGGCCGAGGGTTTGCAAGCTTATAGGCGTGTCATAATCATCGTCGTCGTCTAAAAGACGATCTTCAAAATCTTCGAGATCCCTAGCCTCCTCTCGTAACTCATCCTCTTTGAGTTGGCGTATGTCTTCAGCATCAAGCAACTTTTCATTCATGATTAGGCTCCTCTTTAATCCACGCGTTGACTTTATCATAAGTTCCCCATGATTCATCGGGAGCATTAAATATTAACCACCGTACATATTCACGTATTAGTAAAATATTTTCATCGTCAGCTTTTGTAACGGCATTTTTCAAATCATTAGCAAGTAAAGCAGTAAGAAAACTGCCGGGCTTTGTGCCGAAATTTAAATAATTGCGCAGTGAATAAGCTGTCATTTCTGGAAACTGATCCAAATCATTTAAATCAATCATGTACATTTTCACTCTCCTTTGTCTTTACTCATATGATACAATTTAATCATATTTAACACAACCAAAATATTGCAATTGAGTAAATATTCGTCTCTCTGTACAATATAGATATGTCTATACATAGCCCGCATCCATTACAGCAATATTTGAAGTCTAAAAAAATGACTTTAACGAAATTTTGTTTAGATAATGATCTAAGCTATCAATCAATTTTAGCATATATGCGGGGGCGCCGATTGCCGACATACAGGGCCATACATCGGATTGAATTGGCTACTCGAGGTAAAGTTCTAGGGGATGATCTCGTAAAGTGGACATACCGTTGCTATCTGTCAAATCGAAGACGTGACTGAGATACATAAATCGTTTTTTTTAATGGAAAAATTTTGTAAGATTCAAAGTAAGGGAAGTGTCACTCCTTCTCCTCTGTCTTTACCTCGTCACCGTAATGGCGAGGTTTTTTTTTGCCTCTAGGCATCTCAATTCCATTATTTATCTCTTTCCACCATCTATTTACCAACCACCTTTCAAGGTCTTTTGGTAAGGGTGTAATTGTTGTTAATTTTCTACTCATGTCCGCTCCTAGAATTGAAAAAACCCCCATTTCTGGGGGCGTGTGCAACAATGGAGGTGAGAAAATTGTCACCAGTTGCGATAACTTAGTGATTCACACTGTAGCATAGCATTGAAAATATGAGAACTTAAAGAAAAGTTTTTACGCTCTAATATAGAAAAACCACGGTTTCCCGTGGCTTTTCCTTGATTCTTTGATGAGAATACATCATTATCTAATCGCCAGATATGATATGATGATAACCAAAGAATACAAAATCATCATTCTTAGGTCAATCATCATATCACATCTGGCAAAAAAGTAAATCCGAATAACTTTTTTAACTGAGGTAGATATGTCAAACCAAGAATCACTTTTAGATTATAACGGTAATGTTGAATTTGCGAGCTCAGAGCCTCGTCATTATGATCGTGTTCCCTCTATCCTCGATCATCTAACGTATATTGCTGAAGAAATCGATACAACGACCGGAGAAAGGCGATATTACCGCCGGAGACTCACACCTACCGAGAAGGAGGTTTATCGCGTCCTGCGCTATCGTGCGGGCTCTAGCAAGTGTTTTAGAAGCACCGAAGATCTGGCATCTCATGTGGGTTGCGGAAAAAATACGATTACGGAATCAAAACGTATTCTTCAAATGCCATTTGAGCAATTGGAGGGATCTCCCCTTATTCATGTAGAGGAAAAATATACGCGTACCATGGACGGTGACAAGTGCATCAATAAGAAACCAGTTCATATGATTACGGTTTTGAATATTTGGGCCTATAATAACGCCTTCATGGATCGTGTGGATCATAAAAATCTCGATTTTCCCGAACGCAAGCAAGAGATCCCAAAAGAAGAGGCTGAATGGATAATCGAGAGGCTTGCACAACCTGGGCCTGTCAAGATTGTTCACAATTCAGGGGGTCATCCCGAAAAGGAGACGAGCTTTGAGGCTAATACCGAAAAAGGGAAATGCTCTCTAGGAGGCTCATCCCGAAAGAGGGATGTAAACAAAGAACATATAAACAAAGACCATTGTCTAATAACAGATCCCCCGTCTGCCGACGGTCGCAATTGCCTTTTCAAGGAAATATCTGTTTCTGATTGTTTTGATAATCCTCAAAAAGCGTTAGAGACTCTAGAGTTCATAGGAATCCCAATCAAGATCGCTAGAAAATTCTTGAAGACCTATCCGTTAAGCGCCCTTAGGGAAACTGCTTACTATGTGCAAGGCATGATGAAGAAAAAGCCCGTGAAATCAATCCCAGGTTACTATAGAATGGCTCTTGAAAAGAACTGGTACTTAACAGTTTAAAGAAAGGAAGAATATGATTGTTGAGGAAAAATTAATTGAACGGGAAGAAGAATTATTAAATTTTATTTTAGACAAAATTGAAATGTTAGTTCAAGTTTTTTGCCAATGGAAACTTACATTATGGTCTTTAGAATTTGTAAGAAATAAAGAGATAGAACAACTTAATTTTTATAACCAAGAATTTAAAAAAACGCTAGAATACAACACACCATTGCATTTTCATACTCTTTATTATTCGCCCCTCTTCACAGTAATTAATGATTGCTGCACTATGATAAATCATCAAACGAATTGTTATTCAAAAGAAGTCACAAACAGCTCATTATGTATGCCATTAATTACATATAAGCATTTAGAAGAAAATGGATTTAGTAAAGATTTTTCATCTCGAGTAATAAGAAAATTAATAGAGATGGGAAAAATCAAAAGATATAGAGATATTGGCGGATATATTTATACGGTTAATGAATCTACAATGAATGATATATTGAAGGATATAAATTTAAGAAAAATAGCCATTCTCTTGAATCAAAAAGGATTTTATGAAGATAATGAATTAAATTTTATTTTTGACGAAATTGAGGATGATAAGCTTGAAGAAATATTTGCACTTCAAAAAGAAGAAGTGAGGAAATTATGAAGGTGATATACGTGGAAAACACCAAATTTAGAATATAGGCCTACTTTGAAAGTCACCCTCACACAAGAATTCGATAATGTCGATATACTTGGTTACAACAATGCTTTAAAACGATTCTGTTACGTTGATGATGCTCTGATGGCCCTCAGCGATATCCGTCTTGAGATCCGTTCCCATTTGAAACATGACGAGAATGTCAGCGATGATGAAGAGCAATTCTTAAGTAAACTTTTAGAATTAACCATTCTGCGGCCCCCAGAGATTTGAAAAAATACAAGTACAAAAATTGTCCTGTAGAAATCAGAGGCCAGAAGTTTAGATCAAAACTTGAAGCCAGGTTCGCCTCCACGCTTGATTGGGCAAAGCTAGCTGGGGAAGTGGATTTTTATTTGAGAGAAACACGGTTTGATCTTCCCGGAGGCATATTTTACTATTTGGATTTCATGATCTTCTATTCAGACGGGACGATCCGTTTCGTGGAGTGTAAAGGTAAAGATACTAGGACGAGTATCAATAAGCGAAAAACCGTTATGGATATGTACAACATCGAAATTGAGGTGCATCGAGCGTGAGTGAATGGATTGATTACTCTGAGTGCAAGCCGCGGGAGGGGACACCCGTTCAAGTTGTGATGATTTCCGATGGAAAAGAACAGGTAATGTACTTAAACTATTGGTCTTCCACCTATGACAAATACTGCGAAATTATAAAATGGAGATATATGTAATGTTCGATTTATTCGGAAAAAGACGCAACAAAGAAATATTCGATTACATGACAGAAAGATTAAACGATCAGCAAAAAATGATTTCTGAATTAAAATCTACTTGCAGAATCCTTGAAAATAAATTACTAAAATTGACTAATGATTTAGAAGATAAGCAAGTCGATTTTGAGGCTTTAAAACAGTTCGAGGACTACGCACGTGAATTTGCGAATTTTCAAATTAATGCGACTGTTCGCAATTTTCAAAGATCCAATTCTGAGCCAAGTAATTAGTCTGGTTTTTTTCGTCGTCCTCCTGATCTTTATATTGATCACAGGTTTTGTTAGCCAATTCATACTAGGGAATGACAATGCTATAGAGCAGGCGGCGGAGCGCAATCTTAAAAATTTGATAGAGATAGAGGTAGACTTGAGTCCTTAGAACAATTAATAAAGAATTAACAGGGGGTAATCATGGAACCTGTCAATATCAATATTTCAATAAAGCTAGAAACTCGCCTTTCAAAACTTTCCGAAAGTGATAGAGTTCGCCATATTCATAAAGTGAGGAAAATTGCAGATAAGATTCATAAAGCAAAAGTAAGCGATTCACATATACTTTTGGTGAAGACTCTTGGATATTCAAGCAAAATAATTAAGAAGATGGTGAAAGAAGTAGCACCTGCTATCACTATATCAGTGATGAAAATAGCTCCAGCCCTACTAGCTATTTTGCTTTAAATTTTGTATTATTACAGTAATGAAACCACCATTTTCATATTACGGCGGAAAACAACGTCTAGCGTCTAAGATTGTCAAACTCATTCCTAAACATACAAATTTTGTGGAGCCATTCTGTGGAGGCGCCGCAGTTTATTTCGCAAAACCTCCCGCTATTCCGTCAAACAAAACTTATTACCGCGAAGTATTAAATGATACGAATAAAATGATTTACACCTTTTTTAAGGTCTTGAGAGATCAAGGACACGATCTTAAAAAAATGATTGATTATGCGCTTTATTCTCAGTGGGAATATCAATTATCGAAACAGCTTTGTTATTCAGAAGATGAAATAGAAATGGCCTATTATTTTTATATAAACATACAGCAATCTTTTGTTAATGGGTTTAATAAGGGATGGGGAACTGCAAAATTTGCTGCAAATCATGCCTTGGTAAGTAAAAATAAAAAAGAATCGATACCAAATGCGATTGACCGATTACAATCAACTTATATTTCATGTGAGGATGCTCTAACTTGCATAAAACGATGGGATTCTCCACAAACTTTCTTTTATTGCGATCCGCCTTATCCAAATACAAATCAAGGGCATTACAATGGATATACTCAATCAGATTTTGAGAAGTTGATCGAAACATTGGATCAGTGCGAGGGCTCCTTTTTGCTTTCCTGTTATCCGAATGATGCAGTCCCTAATGATTGGGAAAAGTTTGAGTTCGAAACTAAAAACAGTAGCTCTAATACAGCAAAAGGCGGTCATCGAGACCTACGCACCGAGTGTGTATGGCGCAGGATGGCAAAAGGGACGCCACGCAAGGAGATCGAAAAGATTTACCAGATGGATTTTCTCAAGGAATATGTTTGATATCTCAAGACAACTTCGTAATTGTCTCTTCTATTGCTCTAATCAGTTTCTCATTGTAATCAATTTCATCTTTTACTCTTTCCAGTTCCTGTTCAAAGTGTTTCTTAATACCTTCTATAGTGAAGTTAAGAATTGTTTGATCTTGGCGTTCTTTATTCAAATCTTTCAAAGTTTTTTCTTGCATATGATGATGTCCTTAATTTGCTGGTAGTTTATTCTAATTATTAAATCTTTCCATTTAATTGATCTTTGATAATCTTAATTAAAAGTTCATTCGCTTTTTTCTCATTGGGGTAATCAGGAAGACTTGAATTAATAAAAGCCGCTCGAGCTGAGTTAAAGAGATCTTCAGCCATTTGTTGAATCTTTTCTAGGGAATATTCCCCTTTTTTGATCGCAATCAACTGCTGTGCATCTTCTCTCAACACATTTAACTGCTTCGTTGTGAGAAATTCTATTCCCATTCTTAACAAACGAATAAGATGGGAGGCGTTTTTTGTGTCATATCCAAATTTTTCAATCAAAGCTTTACGCTTGGATCCTAAATGCCCATTGCAATTATACTTCTGCATTTTTGAGAGTTGACTATAGGCATATCCAGTAAACGAATGGTAAATTTGCTTACTTGAAAAAATATCCCGTTCATTAATCAGCATCTCCCCCATTTCAGTTTTCTTGATATAAGCTGTCTCATGAAGCCAGAGAAATCCAATAACATTCGGATTATTCTTTAAGAGAAGTCTAAAAAATTTACGCACTTCATAAAACACAAGGTCATATTCATCTACCCATGTATCGAGATGTTCAAACTTATCTAATCCGAAATAAAAACGAATAGGAGGTACAAGGATTCCCATAACATCTTTGTCATCGATTCCCCCATTTTTTGGAGCAATATAGGTGCCATGTGATTGGCTCCCCACATATCCGGCTAATATACATGAATCTTCTACATCGAAAAATCGACATTTAGGCCATTTCATATTTTTTTCCTATCAATTCTTCAAAAGCTTTTCTAACCTGTTGTGGCACTACGGCGTTTCCAAGTGCCTTAAGTCGGTCCACATGGTAGGGTATCCCATCAAAACACTTATCCATCTCGGACACAATTTTTTGCCAATCATCTCTGGATTCAAACGGCCAATAGAATCCTGAATGTTCTCTCCATGAGTCTTGTTTATTGTTGAAGGACTTGGAGCGCGTATCGGTTTTCCTGCTTGACTGGCTATAGGCGTTGCAATCATTTTCACCCGACAAGGAAGGCTTGGACTGTGTCGGCGTTGTTCCGAAGGAGATTCTCCGTTGTCTTTCCAATCCCTTGCTTTTGGAGTGGGCCAAAAGGAACCAGCGCTCTCTTTTGTGAAGCGCTCCAACCGATGAAGCGGATATAATACACCATCGACAATCATACCCCAGCGAGGTAATTTCTCTAACAACTCGAAGACCCCCTCTCCCAGTGATGGCAGAGACGTTTTCAAGGAATATGAACTCGGGCTTGATTTCCTTGGCCAAGCGCATGATCTCGAAAAAAAGTCCGCTTCGCTCTCCATCCAAGCCTTTTCCAGCTCCTGCAATACTGATATCTTGGCATGGTCATGGGAACCCGCCGACGATAATGTCGACAGGTTCACCGATAACTCCTTTGGATAATGTTCGTATATCATCCCAAATTGGTGCTTTGGGCAAATCCCCTTCTTGCATTCTCGACAAGAGGACGCTTTGGCAGTAGGGTTCGATTTCGCAATACGCGATTGGTCGGACGTATTCAGATAAAGCCACATCTATTCCACCTATGCCACTAAAAAGTGATAATCCATTTAACAAATCATTCCTTATTGATATCATAGATCTTCAATCCATATAAAATGCTTCTTAATTCGCTGGTAGTTTTCCTCTCACTGGAACGATCGACCGACCTTTCCAACGGATAATGTCGAATGCTTCAGTTGCTGAAGTATACAGAAAATGATCGTATTTGATTCTTGAGTCGTGATCCACATACTCAGCAAAGATGACTTCGCCGTATGTAGGTTGTCTGATTGTGTAATCAATCCACATTTATTTTTTTCCAATCAAGTCCATATTCATGTCTAGCATTATTTGTATCTGTCATCTTTCTACTGGATTTTTTTTTGGAGGATAGGGCATCCAAAAATGTACTATAGTTTCAGGTTGGGAACAGCAACAGCACCAACATTCGGGAAAACAATACCACTCATTATGATCGCTTACACTATCCCAACAGCCAGCAAAAACACAATGTTTACCATCAAGTGTTCCACTGCATAATACTGGTTTATGAGTTTCAGGCATTCTAAAATTTATATCTATCCAATCTTTATCTGTCATTTGAAATACTCCGATCCTTCGAACTGTTTGATTTTTCAATAATTTGATTGCAACATGAACAAACATCTTCAGGAAGCTCGCACCAATGTGTTACGTAGGTATCGACAGCATAAATCCAGTCAGATCCATAAGGTTTATCTCTAATAAATCTATCTTGAAAATACTCAGCTTTATCCTCATACCAAGTTCTTACCACCACCCAATCACCATTTTTTGGTGTAATCTTATTAATATCTTTCCACATGTGTGATATATTCCTTTATCCATCGCCGTATCCATATTCGTAGCCATATCCCTCGCCATTGCCATAGCCATAGCCCCCGCCATATCCCTCGCCGTATAAATCGCCTACTCCGTAACCATCGCCATAGCCGAAACCATCTCCGTAGCCATTGCCGTAGCCATAGCCGTAGACATCGCTATATTCATCGCCATAGCCATAGCCCTCTCCGTAGCCATTGCCGCAGCCATTGACGCATCCGTAGCCGTAGCCGTTGACCGCGTCAAAATTTAAGCTTTCCATATCGGAACAGAGTCGATTGTTTTTTTAGCTTTTTCAGTTATCGGTATAATCTCAATTGCTTCAGTTAACAAAACTTCATCAACTTCTTCGGGAAATTTGCACTCCTCTGGTTTTGATGTTCCTGATTGCGCTAGCTGAGAAAGAGATGCGGCCCCTGCCCAGCGCCAAATACGCCTAGCATTTTTTAACGTTACTTCTTTACCCTCTCTGCGCTCAAGATATCCCGCAAATACTCCCGCGGAGTATGTCCTGCACATGACGTACTGCTTATTTTCGGTGGATAATTTTTGATATTTTTCACCGTTAATTTCTATAATTTCATTCATTCTAATGTCTCCTTTCATTACACATTTATCCAATCTCCATTATCCAAGCGTCATGGACAGGTTCATATTGTTCATTGACTATCGAACAATTTAAAAAAATTGTGTCATTAAACGTTAAATTCTTTTTGCCCTGTTCATGAATATGACCAAAAATATGACATTTTGGATCTTTATGATATATAGTGTGAAGCAGAGAACGAGATCCACAATTGATAACTCTACTGCGTCCTATAGTTTGATCGAGAATACCCCAAGGAGGACCATGAGTAATAAGAATATCGAGATCATCAGGTATCTTTTCCCAGTGTTGCTCAAGTTCATAATCAGGTTTCATAAAAGCACTACATAAGGGGTTGACTCCATCAAACCAAGGAGTATATGGGCTTCCCCATATCTTCAATCCCTCTATTTCTGTTCCTGAATCACACAGGTACTCAATAGAATCGTCGCGATCTGCGAACCAATCGGGATTGTCTTGTAAAAATTGATCATGATTGCCTGCTACAATGATTTTTTTTGCATAATCTTGATTACATAGCCAACTTAGAAAATCATCATATTCACGTTCAACATCGCTTGCAGTTAAGTCACCCGCAATGATGAGAATATCCCCTCCTGCGAGAGTAGGTTTATATCCGTGAAGATCTGATATAGCGTCAATTTTCATTTTTGTTCATCTAATTCTTCAATTTGTTCTTTTAATTCATAGTAATACATCACAATCTCTTTCGTTTTCTTTAGTCCACAGATTCCTACTAATGCTTGTGTCATTATAAGAAAGTCAAATGGTTCGTATTCTTCACTCATGCTACGCTCTCAATCTATATTCTCTTTTTGCAATTAATTTTTTCACATTGACAATCAGGGTCGTGAATGAAATGCACACAACGGGCCGACAAAACAATATAAGTATGTCCATTATATTCATGATAAGAAAATGCATAATATCTATCATTCAATCTGGTAGATGCTGAACATCCCACAATTGTCAGAAGCCCCATAAGTAAAATAATTCCTACAACCCATCCATATCTATGTTTCACGCTACGCTCTCCATCCATTTCATAATTTACCACCAAGGTTTTTCAGGTTTATAACCACAATATGGACAATAGTTTATCCATGTATAGATGTTGTTGACAATGAGCCAAAATTCACGATGATACCCAGGAGTTAACCAAGTCTTAGCATTGAGTGCGCCTTGACATTCATGTTCTTCCAGCATGAAATCTATCCGTCTCCTTTCTTCCTCTTCGGAAATATTTTCACTCACGCTACGCTCTCCATCCATGAAATCGTTTGTTTTAGTTCCGACACCTCTCGCTCTTTTTCTGCCAAACGCTTCTCAATTGCTGACAACCTATTGCCGTATTCTTCTTGAATTTGGCGATATTCGATCATCCACTTGTATACCTTGCCTAGCCTGCCAAAGAGACCGCGCCGAATGTTGGTGACTTCTTGCTGTATCTGACGGTCACGCTCCTCAAGAATTTTGAGTTCAGACACCTCTTCAAATAAATCAAGTTGATAGTTCATGAAATTTGTAAATCCCCATTTAATTTATATATATCCAAACCCGATCCCATCATCATCGCCATACCCATATCCACATTCAAATCCATCGCCACACCCAGAGCCATTTTCATAGCTATAATAAGAGCAAGACCCATAACCAGACCCATAGCTTGACGCATCGCCCGACGCATGGCCAGAACCATAGCCAATACCATTTCCAGCACCATAGTCAATACCAGTGCCAGTACAAGCCAAATTATTAGACGCCCCTCCATTACCGAAAGCGGTACCGGAACTATCAGAATATTTATTATTTATTACTAAGTATTCTATCATAAAATTTATCCATCACAGCTACCGTATAAAAAAATTGGCGATGCGGGAGTCAAACCCGCTAACCATGTCACCATAAAACCATTCCAATCCTGTCCATTCCTTTCCCTTCCACTCCACTCCTCTCCCTTCCGTTCCGATCCACTCCCTTCCCTTCCCTTCCACTCCGTTCCACTCCGATCCATTAAAAATAGGCGATGCGGGAGTCGAACCCACTAACCTTGTCACCATAAAACCATTCCAATCCTGTCCATTCCTTTCCCTTCCACTCCACTCCTCTCCCTTCCGTTCCAGTCCATTCCAATCCATTCCGCTCCATTTCATTAAAAATTGGCGATGCGGGAGTCGAACCCACTAACCATTCCGCCATAAAAACCATTCCGTTCCAATCCTTTCCCTTCCATCCCCTTCCTGTCCCTTCCTCTCCAATCCGTTCCATTCCACTCCCTTCCACTCCTATCCATTCCAGTCTTATCCTATCCATTCCACTCCTTTCCATTCCGTTCCTATCCGCTCCTTTCCAGTCCATTCCGTTCCAATCCGCTCCATTCCTTTCCATTCCTATCCCTTTCATTACTTTTATATAAATTTTATTCCTTTTCAAAAGTCATTTCATTAACGATGAAACGTCCATATCCCAGAGTGCGAAGCTCAGCAATACCTTGAAGCTTTCCCGCATCTTCAATGACTTTTTTGACATGTTGTTGAGATATCAAACTATCATCAATTAAAAGCTCGAATTCAGTTTCCCAACCGGGTGAACAAGCAACCCGATACCGAACGTTTTTACCTTTAGTATTGGGATTTGCTACCATCCGAATATCTATGTAAACGGGTAATGAAGAAGAAGTCGGTATGTCAGCTTCCGTAGCGTTTTCCCAATCTGCAAAAATTTCTCGATTCAAGAAAGCTTTTTCTGTTAATACATTCACCGCTGATATCCAAGTTTTTTGAATAGATCCACGCCCTACTTTCGTATGAACAGCGGCATTTTTCAAACATGCAAATATATAATTATCAGGGATATACAACTTCTCATCATCATGAAAAAATGAATTTTTCCATTCTTCTGGATTGTTCCCGCTATTTCCCGATTTAGGCTTGGATAGAGCTGTGATAGATTCAATGTTAAACTTGTGAAAAACTAGGGGCTTAATGCCTTCAATTTTTACTTTTACTTTCATCATAATACCACTCCTTTGTTGTAATAATCATATTCATTATGAATATTCATTGATTCGTCATATGTTGCAATTTAGACTCATACGATATAACATATGGATTAATCGTACAACCAAAATATAGCATATGAGTAAATATTATGGCAGGAAGACCAAAAGCAAAAATTGACTGGGAAAAGGTAGATAAGCTCTTACAGGCAGGATGTTTCACAAGCGAAATAGCCGCTTATTTTGGAATATCCCCTGATACTTTGTATATAAGATGTAAGACAGATCATAACATGGAATATTCGATATATTCTCAGGAAAAAAAAGCTAAGGGGGAGAGTTTACTAAGAGAGGCGCAATATAAAAATGCAATGGAAGGTAATACACCCATGCAAATATGGCTTGGTAAGCAAAGACTCGATCAAAGGGATAAACCTACCGATCTTGACGAAGATGGGAAAAAGCTCATGCGAAAGTTTATGATGGAAATGATGCAGGAACTCGACAGTGAATGATCCAGCAAGCTATTCAAATGATAGAATATGAAATTGATGATCCCCGTTATAAGGCAGAATTGTCCCTAATCCATGAAGCCATAGACAAAGTTTTGGAAACCCTTACCGATAGAGAAGCACAGGCCGTTAGACTCTATTATTTCAACAAAATGACTTATCAAGCCGCGGGAAAATTATTAAACGTTTCACGCGAAAGATTCCGACAGATTCTAGCAAAAGCAGAAAGGAAAATGCGTCATCCGGATAGGTCAAAGTATCTTAGATCGTGTCTGTATGGTATGCCGGTATCTCATTATGAAGATGAGGAATTTTTAAGGATAAAAAAGGAAAGGGACGATCAAAAACGCATATGGGAGGAGAGCCAAAGAGAGAAAGCGGAGATGCGCCAAGAGATGATAAGAATTCAAAACCTCATCATGGAAAAAGGTGACGATCTTGATATTGATCCCCCCTCATTTGTTCGTTTAATCTCAAATGGATTTGAAAATGGGAGACTAACGACTATACTGTATGAAAATATGTATTTAACTCCCTATTTGTATCAAGATTGGCTGACAAAATTAGCAAAGAAACATGATCGAAGATCTTCAGAAAATTAAACCAATTTTCCGTTCAATTGAAGAACGATTCAAGAACTTTTACAAGATAGTCGACAAGAACGGTAAGATATGTCCATTTGTTTTGAATTGGGCGCAAAAAGAGCTATGCGCCAATTTGAATAATATGAATATAATTTTGAAGGCCCGGCAATTAGGGATGTCCACATTTATCTCAATCCTATTTCTGGATGCCTGCCTATTCACCCCTAATATATCCGCGGGGATCATTGCCCATACGAAAGAAGATGCCCAACAAATATTCAAAAAGATACGGTTTGCTTATGACAACTTACCAGAGTTTATTCGCTACGCATATCCTGCTACTAGTGATAGTGTGCGCGAACTTGCTTTTCCAAATGGCTCTAGTATTAGGGTGGGTACTTCCCTGCGATCCCAAACTTTTCAGTATCTCCATATTAGCGAGTTTGGTTATATCTGTGCTCATTATCGGGATAAAGCTTCGGAAATTATTTCAGGATCTCTAAATACCGTAGCGCCTGGACAGCATATCTTCATCGAGTCTACCGCCGAAGGTAAAGAAGGCTACTTCTATGATATGTGCCAACAATCCAGATTCAACAAAGACGTGACAGAACTAGACTTTCGCTTTCACTTTTTCCCTTGGTGGCGTCATCCTGATTATCGAACGGATAGGCGCACATTAATACCGAATGATTACGCCGATTATTTTGAGTCACTCGAAGCTATAGGTATCCAGTTATTAGATCCTCAAAAGTGGTGGTATGTTAGGAAAGCCGTGACACAGCAAGATTCGATGAAGCGCGAATATCCATCAACCCCTGAAGAAGCATTTGAGGAATCTTCAGAGGGATTTTTTTTCATAAGACAGATGAATCAGGCAAGAAAAGAAAACAGAATAACTAATGTTCCCTATCAGGAAGGATCAAAAACATTTACCGCGTGGGATCTCGGATATGATGACTACACGGCTATCTGGATATTTCAACTAATCAACCAGGAAATTCACGTCATAGACTATATCGAAGGCAATAACGAGCATATGATCCATTACATAAAGCTCCTCAAAGAAAAGCCATACATCTACACCGACCATTTTGTTCCTCCTGATGCTAAAAATACAGAATACACGACTGGATTAACAAGAGTCGAGACAGCTCGCAATCATAACTTTGAAATGACGGCTATAGATCAAATGGCCAAAGCCGACCAGTGGGATAATGCCCGGATGGTCATACCTAGATGCTGGTTTGACGAAACTAGGTGTGCTACAGGAATAAAACGGCTCGAAACGTATAAGAAACAATGGAATGAGAAACTAGGACGCTGGTCACAGAAAGAAGTGCATGACGATGCGTCACATGGTGCCGATGCTTTTATGTATCTATCGCAATCGATTCCTCTTATCACGGGAACCGAAAATGCCGCAGAGCTAGACCGCAAATTGTGGGAGAAACATGCGGGAATATCTCAGACAAATAGCTTTTTCAATACGCCTTCCCATTACTAGGCTTTCATCCATATCGAAAATACTTTATATATTAAGTATACAATTAACTTTTAGGGAGCCTGATGACCCTTTTTCCTTCCGTCGGTCTTTTCGATGACCGCGATAAATCTTTACAAAACCAATTAGAGCATACCTACCGGGAAGCCATAACACTCAATTTAGCGTATTGGGCCGAAGCCGATACAGATACTAGATTCTATTCTGGTGATCAAACTTTATGGAATGATCTATATGGCAATATCCCTAGTTTCCGTCGAAAGTCTTTCAATTTCAACCGGATTAGGCGCATTGTCAACATGATAACTGGCTATCAACGCCAGCATCAAAAAAGTATCGAGTATGTTCCACGCGAGCAAGAGGATCAGCAGACTAGCGATCAGATGACTAAATTAGCGTTTTGGGCCGAAAGTGTGGCAAGCGTCAATAAGAATATAAGCGACGCATTCGAGGGATCTGTAGTAACAGGACAAACATTACTTCATTTGTGGTGGGATTTTAGGCAAGACCCTATCAATGGCGATCCACAAATAGACGTTTTGCAATACAATGACTTTATCATCGACCCCTACTATCGCAAGCAAGACTTGTCGGATTGTAACTACATTTGGCGAAGAAAATACATGAACAATAAGGAGATAGCATCCCTACTGCCAGAATACGCCGATGAGATCATGAGAATGCAAGGCCAAGGGGGAACAAGTGACGGAAAATTCTATTTCCAGCCAGAAACATACAATTACGGTTATGCAGATTTTTTAACCTATGATGAGTATTACTATCGTACATACCGCAAAGGTCAAATGATTGTGGATACTCAGTCTGGTGATTCCCTAGAATGGCCCGGTGATGAGAATTCTATGAAAGAATTCCTAAATGCATTCCCTCAATTGGAAGTGGTCGACCAAGTTATCCCCACCGTTCAGTTAGCCATATTAGTGAATGGAAAAACATTTTATCATGGAAAAGGTCATTTTGGGGATTGTTATCCATTCGTCCCGTTTTGGTGCTATTACGAACCTCAGTTGCCATATTTTCCTTGGCGCGTACAAGGAGTAGTGAGAGACCTTAGGGATTCGCAATATCTATACAACCGGCGCAAGGTAATTGAATTAGATATTCTCGAATCGACCATCAACCAAGGCTGGATGATGGAAGAGGGGGCGCTAGTAGATCCCGAATCTATCTATCAAACGTCCCAAGGTAGGCAAATAGTTCTTAAAAAAGGTAAACAACCCGGCGTTCATATTCAACGTATTGATCCGCCGCAGGTACCACCATCCATGATCGAGCTATCCAAGATATTAGGCGATGAGATAAGCCAAATATCAGGGGTTAACGAAGAGCTTTTAGGAACGGCAGAAGACGACAAGGCCGGCATCCTTTCAATGCTTAGACAAGGCGCGGGTCTTGTGACTCTTCAAAAGATATTCGATCAGCTAGACTATTCTATCAAAATGGTAGGGAAGCTATTAATGATCGGTTTCCAGCACAATCTAACCCCAGGAAAGGTTAGGAGAATTATAAATGAAGAGCCATCCTCACAGTTTTTTGATCGTTATTTCGGAAAGTTCGATGTATCAGTTCAAGAGGGTTCGTACTCAACGACACAAAAACAGCTATCACTTAAGCAAAAACTTTATTTCCGAGAGATCGGTATCCCTATCCCCACCGCATCTATACTTGAAGATGCTCAAATACAAGGAAAGAACGAACTTATCCAACAAATTCAAGCTGAAGAACAACAACAACAGCAGATGGCTATGCAACAGTCTCAAATTCAGATGGGAGTTACTGACGCTCAGATGCAGAGTCTTTTATCTAAGGCTGAAGCTGATAGGGGTCTCGCTATTGAACGGGCTTCCAGAGTGGAAGAGAATCAAATGCTTGCTTACGAACGTTTACAAGAGGGTCAGAAAGACAGGTCCCAAGCGGCACTGGATCAGATGAGGGCAATCAAAGAATTGCAAGGTATGGATCTTGAATATGTTCAGAAAGCCCTTGGAATTATAGATATGTTGCAACGTAATGAGACGGTAGGCGGACAGCAAGAATTTGAATACAGTAAAATGGAAAATAAGCCTAGATGAATGAAGACAATAGTAAATTTATGAAAAATCAATTTGAGAATTTAACCTGCGAATTTGGTTCATCAGAAAATGTTCGTTGGATTGTTGATCCGAATCCGAAATTTTGTGCATGCGGCAGTCAGTTGACATTAATTCACACTGACAAAGGATCATATTTAACATGTTACGATTGCGGAAATAGCGAGTCATGTAAACATTGACACTCTCTCTTGCTTAAATGAAAAGATGGAAAATGGAAAAAGGTGAGGTGTGAAATATACAAATGATTGCATTATTACCTACATTCTTTAAAATTAAATTATAACCGTACAAGGAGTATGAAAATGCCTAAGGGTCGTGAATACTATGGGAAAGGATATGGCGAGTTCGCCAATATGCCAAGAGATGTTGTAGACGTAGAATTTCCTCGCGCAGAAGAGGGTTTAAATGTTGATCTAGACGATACATCAGCAGGAATTGACGATGCTATTGGAGATCAAACAAGATACCTACGTGGTCATATTCCAGATAGCAAATACTAATGACTACGATCCCCGTAACCCATTTCGTCAACAATGGGCTACAAAGGGCCGTATATGATCCCCGTAGCCGTGTGGTAACAGATGTTACAGTATCTTCACCAGCCATTGTAACAACTGATGTTGCTCATGGCTACATTAGCAATCAGATCATTAGACTGCTAATTCCGAAAGAATATGGAATGAACATAAACGCTTCGGGTGCGATCACTGTGATTAATTCAACCTCATTTTCAATTGATATTGACACAAGCAATCAATATCCATTTGTGACGCCGACGGCAGTACCGAATACACAGAGCGCATTCACCGATGCACAAGCAATCCCTGATTCAGGAACATGGAACAATATAGGAGCCCCATGAAAAAGAAGAAAGAAAAAGCGGTTTCTCCAGTAAAAGGTGAACCTAAAATGTATTTCACAGGTAAAAAAGCGGCTAAACAAGAAAAAAAACAAGCACTGAGTTTGAAAAAGAAAATGAAAAAAGAAGGAAAACCTAAATCTAAAATTAAAAGTGAATTAGGTAAAGAAAAAGGAGTAAGAAAAAAGTTAAAAAAAATGGGATACGGACATCTAAAAACAACTGGAATGTAATGGCTAAGAAAAAAGGCCCAGCTAAGAAAGCGGCTAAGATGCGAAAGACTGTCACAAAGCACCTTAGAGAAGACATCAAGACGTTTAAAAAGGAAGCTGGCGATGATAAGAAGTTAATCAAGAAACTTAAGAGGCGATGATGGCAAAAAAATGGATTCAGAAAGCTTTATCGGACAAGGGTGACAAAGGGCGTCTTCATCGTGCGTTAGGCGTCCCAGCTGGGAAAAAAATCCCAAAGAAAAAGCTAAATGCGGCCGCTAAGAAGAAAGGCAAAGTTGGTCAAGAGGCTAGAATGGCTAAGACATTGTCTAAACTGAGAAAGAAGAAGTAACTTATATCTCAAATGAGATATAACCCCCTATAACTGAGTATAACTTTATGCCGACGATGCCCGAACGACCTTCCAAAAAAGCCCGCGAGATAGCGGCCAGACTCAACCCCCTAATTTCCCAACAGAAAAAGAAAAAGTCTGATATAAGTAAGAAAAACCGTATCTTGCTTGATAGAGACGGATCAGCAAATTTTAGAACGCCTGAAGGGGCGATTTGAGGTAAATATGGCAGTATTAAAAGATTACGATTATCAAGTTGCTAGATTGAACAATCTTCCAGACTACGACGATGTACGGCCCTCAAGCTATCAGAAAAAGAAATATGCAGATACTCCAATGAATAGTCACAACAGCCCTCAGCAAGCCCCTGATACCGACTTCTTTTTTGAAGACTTCTATATTAAAGATCACCGTGAGAGGTACAAATGAAAAAGCAATCAGAATATTCGCGTATGAAAGAAAAAGTCGGGATGCACGACTACATGAAAGGGCGCAAGGCTGGACTAAAAGAAGCCAACGAACCATATGCGGGCATGGAACCGTATCAAAAACATCCTGAATACGGAAATCCGGGACGCTATCCGATGCACGAAGGCGGAATGGACTAAAGCTTTTCTTGTGCGAATTGATGCACAAAGTTAAGCAAATCTGGAGTGTCTTTAAATTCTTCCGGATAGTCGAGCATATCATTTCCCGTGTGAATATCCGGAAGCGACCAACAAAAGAACAGATCCCCTTTTTGGCTCACTCTCCATAAATCCATATCCCACCCTGGCGTTGGCTTCGTTTGCCGATGTAAATAGTAGCACCGCATCACATTAACCATATGACGCTCACGCTTTCTCATAGCGACTACATAAAAGTCACCCTCATAATCACCATTATCTAATCCATCCACAGCACATTTTTGAATCTCATTCATATAATCTTTGGTGCATCCACTTGATAAATCACCTACTTCCATCTTTTCAGATTCATTAAGCAAATCAACGCAATGCTGGCCTACAGTCTTATCATTTTTCATTGTATTTTCTCCATTTTGTTACTATGATGATAATTCTAAGTTTAAATTACATAGGAACATTATGGAAGACCAAATTATTGAACAAGTTGAAGATCAAGACGTTTTGGATACAGCAGAATGTACACCTGAAGAAGAAAGCACACAGAAAACCGAAGAAAATGCAGACAAAGAACCTGAAGAGACTCCAGCCGATAGAAACTGGCGTGAGATGCGTGAGATGATGAAGGAACTGAAAGAGCAAAACAAGGCACTTGAACAACAACTGCAATACAAAGATCAAATGAGCCAACAACAACCGGCTCCGGAACCAGAAGATACTTACACATTCGATGACGATGAACTCTTAACTGCCGCTCAAGCTAAAAAACTAGCCCAGCAGATGGTAAAGAAAGAACTGCAAGATTATCAGAAACAGCAAGAAACACAGAATATACCACAGAAACTATCACAACAATATCCCGATTACAATGAAGTGGTGAATCAGGAGAATGTACAAAAGCTAATCACGGATGATCCCGAAACAGCTCAGGATATTGAAGCTTTGAAAGCGGACCCGATGCGTATGTCTCGTTTGTTATATAAGACGTTAAAGACTAAATATGGAATCACCAAAGAAGAGGAAGAGATGCCAAAACCACAAAAGACCAAAACAGAAAATCGTCCCCCTTCCAGCTCCTCTGCAGTACCCAAAAGATCGGCCCTTGCAGAAGCTAACGCATTTGCTAATGGTTTAACCCCGGAACTTAGAAAACAGCTTTGGGAAGAGATGAGCGAAGCTGAAAAGTACCAGTAAAATATTTACTATGTTACAATTAAATTGATGTAACGCAGTCTCATCACCTGCCCGCGTATTAGCGTCTCGCAAGCGCTTCGGGTGTATCAGGCTTCCCCAGCCCAGGAGTGTAAAAGGAAATCCTCCGTTCCTAATTAACAAGAACGTAAATTGTTGATAAGGAAACACTTATGGGAATTACCACAAGTACCATATTACCGGCACCGGTGCAACAATCGTTTAGTTATAAATTACTAGCGGTTCCAGTGCCATATATGATTTTCAATCTCCCTGCTACGAAAAAATACATGCCAAAAAATGGCGGTAGAACATTTCGTATGCGGCGATACAATCCCCTTCTAACGGCTACAGTGCCATTAGGAAATTCAGGGATTGAACCAGCTCCACAGAATTTAACTGCGGTTGACATCGATGCGCAGGTTCAGTTTTATGGAACTTATATTTTGCTTAACGAGCAGGTAACATTACAGTCACAAGATCCGGTATTAAATCAAGCGGCTAAACGGCTTGGTGTATCTCTTAGGCAGTCAGAAGACGAACTAACTAGAGATATGCTCCTTTCCACGGCTAGCTTTATCAATGCTACCGGGGGAGCTAATGGCGATAATCCAACAAATATCGCTAGATCGGATGTTGATAATGTAATCGAGACGCTAGCAGATGCGAACGCTTATACTGTTAGTGATATGATTGAAGGTGCTGATAAGTTTGGAACAGGCCCAGTACGTGATGCTTATATTGCGATGGGTTCAACACAGCTTATTAGGTCGATTGAACAAGTACAAGGATTCTTAGCGAAAGCCCAATACCCACGCGATGAAGGCATGAGGGCTGAATGGGGATCTGTTTCAAATCTTCGATTCCTACTTTCAAGCATTGGTAGCGTTAGTCCATCAAGCTCATTGCTTGGCGCAGACGTTTACAATATGTTCATTACTGGTCTCGATGCCTATACAGTGATTGAGCAAAACGGATATTCAACACAGTTTATCTATCGTCCACCTATCTATGATGGCCCGTTAGCACTAAACGCCAGTGTTGGATACAAATTCGCTCAAGCACGAGCTATCACTAACGATACGTGGGTTCTTAACCTACGTCAAACCCGCGCCGCATAAGGAGGAATAAGATGCCACAGCCACAGATCATTTTAGGCTCTTATATCTCTGATGGGGTATCTGAAGATATTCAGGTCCCTTTCGCGCAGGTAGGAGCTAATGTAAGAGTAGAATTGTTCAATCGAACAAACTTTGCTTCAGTTGCTAACCCTGGCGTTATCAAACGCGCATGGTGGCAATTTGGGATGCCGGCCGGTTCATATAGAGCTGTCCAAAACACTAACGGAGCGGCAACGGATCAAACAACCGGGGCGGCAACTAATGGCTTTACTCTGATTGATACAAATCAGACATTGCAATTAGAAACTCCAGTAACAGGAACGGCATTGACAGCCGCTTCCCCAGCTGTAGCAACAGCCGTTGCACACGGTTATTCCGTTGGCGATATTGTTAGGGTCACTCAAACCACGGGAATGTTACAAATTGCTGGAATGGATTTTTCCATCACGGCAGTAGGTGGAGCGAATAACTATACGCTTGGATATCTTCCAGCCGCAGGGTTTGCCGCACCGGCTACAGCAATCGTTTCTCAGAGACTTAGGTATCAAGATATCTACTCTCCTAGAAAACGATTCATTACTGCGATAACAGCCGCTAACCCGGCCGTCATCACTCTTTCCGTAACTCATGGGTATAGCGTTGGTGAATATATCACTATTCATGTACCTCCTGAGTTCGGTATGACTCAAATGGATGGTTTAAGGGGTAAAATCACGGCCATCAATACCACCACCAACACGGTGACTGTTGATATTGATGCGTCTGGCTTTACCGCATTTGCTTATCCAACCTCCGCCGTGGCCGCCGCCGGTGTAGATTTCCCGCATATCAATTTTGCCGGGGAAGATTCACTGGTTGTTAGCGATCCGTTTCTGAATAACGGATATGCCGCAATTCATGTAGGATCGGCAGTTGTTGGGGCCCTGAACGACGTTGTAGATTACCGTATTGAACTAGGATACTAGTTTAATCTTTTAATCTGATTGTGCTAGTCTTCAAGTGGAGGCTAGCACATGATTGAAGAGAAAAAACGTACACGTCGAAAAACAAGCGAGATTGTTGAAGAACAAGTCAGCGAACAAACAAAATCCCTGCAAGATGAACTCGATAAACTAAAACAAGAAAACGCTCAACTTGC